GATTTGTCTTCAGCTTTCTTTTCTGATTTGGGTTTAGTTTGTCTAACTGGTTTCTTCTTTTCAGTTTGTTCTTTCTGTTCATTATGTTCTAGATTGTCAGTATTTTTAGGTTTAGCAATTCTAGGTTTTTTAGTTTTAGGGACTTCAGTTTGCTTTAGTTCTACAACATCAGGAACATTAACATCTTTGACATCATTTACTTCTTTGGGTTCTTTGGATTCTTTGGGTGTTTTATGTTGTTTCTTTTCAGAAGGCTTATTGGATTGTTTGGACTTGCTATTAAGATTATTAAATTAAGATTATCAATATATTCGAACATTTCATATGCCATTTTTGAAAAGAATGATGCGGCATATTGATTAGTATCTTCGCACCAGGATTTCATTTCAACAATTTGTTCTTTGCCATTGGAATCTGTAAAACCAATAGTCATTGTGTGATAATCACTGGAACTTCTTTTATAATTATTTTTGAGAACAATTCTGTCATATTGTCTATTCTTCACAATATCATAAATAGTCTTACCAAGTTCTTTGGATACATCATCAGATTCCACAAATTCATATGATGAACCATAAGACACACGTTCAACATTTCCTTCTTTGGCAGTGAAACAATAAATATCGTCACTAGCATAATTGAGATAAAATTTCTCAGTTGTGGCATTCTTAATAGAACAATACAATTTGGCCATTTTATTATTGGTTATTAGTATTTATTAAAGATAATATTACTTATCAATCCTAACACTCCAAAATAAACAAAGATCAATTTTTTAGTTTGATTGTAGTTCGAACAATATTACAGATCCAACATCTCCTGAATTTTCAATAATAATATTGTCATCAGAAAGATAACAATAGGTAGATCCGTCACCAAGTTGTAAATATGAAGTTTCATCAATTAATGACATTATCATTTCATTATTTTTGTAAATAGTGTAAATAGTGTTTATGTTTTTGGAATCACATCCATATGACATAATTATTTCATACAAATCATCATCCGTCTTAAATTCTGTATACAATTCTGGAATTATTTGGTCTTGATATTCAATATTAATATATTTCTTGTGATCGTCATTCAATTTAGTTTTGATAGATTTGTATTCATTATCTTGATTATTATATGATTTATGTAATTGTCTTATGGTAATTTCTTTTTTCGGTTTAATATTAAATTTTTTCTGACATAACGATGATATACTATCCATATATTCATGTGTGTGGACTAAATAAGTCACATCAATCTTAATATCTTTATGAATGTAACATGTTATTGTGTCATCACCATCTTTCTCTAGAATATTTATCTTGAACTCATTAGTGGTATTAATGGTATTAATGGTATTAATGGTATTAGTGATATTTGATGTCATGTTTGAATAATATAGTTATGATAAATGAAATATGTATTTATTAAATTAAAGATCAATTTTTACTTTAATAATTAATTAATGTGCTCACCACAAACAAAAATGAATTATAGATTATGTTTATAATTGCTATTGTAATACTATGTCTATAAATGGTCCATTCAATAAATCCTTACCAAAAATATATTTCATTACATCAGAAAATAATAGAGATAATACAGTAAATTATGTTAATGAATTAAAATTAACTAATTACGAAATAATCACAACAAATAAAACAGGTATTAATATGCATTTGGCTGTGATCAGAAATATATTTAATAACCATTCAAATGAAGGAATCATTATTGAGTATGGAAATGATATATCACCATTGATTCAATACAAATATAACTTTTTGAAATTATTATCATCCCTTCCAGGAAAATTCGATATATTACAATTGTGTCCTAATGTGAATAATACTGACTGTAATCTATCCGAAACAAAATATGAATCATTAAATAAAAATTATGCATCCACAAATGGTTATTACATTAAGAGATCTGGAATGAGGAAATTATTAAAGCATTATCTAAAACAAAATATATATTCCAATATTCTTACATCAAATAATGATTCATTAGATATATACTCAAATCTAAATTCATATATGTCATTATTTCCATATCTACTTCCATTTGACAAAATAAATACTGCACATATCAAAATAAATAACTATCTTTCAAGTCATAAAATAAATTCATATGATATTTTTGATACTATTTTAGCTCGTAAAAGAGTGACACCTGGATCTGTGTTTGAAGAAGTTGGTAAAGTATTGAATATTAATAATTTTCCGGCAATCCGTCGAGAAGCAGAACAGAAATCAATACATAAAACATTTGATGACATATACAAAAATGTTGGAAGATTTTTAAAACTAGATGATACAAAAACAAATCTAATTAAGAATACAGAATTTGAGATCGAAAAGAAGAATTTGTATTTGGTCAAAGAGACATATGACAATGTGAATGATGGTGATATACTTGTATCAGATATGTATTACAACAAAGACCAATTGAAAGAAATATTAAAGTCGTGTGGATATGACAAAAATACTGAGATATATGTATCATATGGAGGTAAATATGTAGGACACATTTGGGATAAATTAAAAGAAAAGAATAGAATTAATGTCCATACTGGAGATAATGAACATTCTGATTACAGACAGCCAATAAAATCAGGAATCAAAACTTCTTTATTCAAAAGGACTGACCTGACATCAATAGAATCCTATTTGATCCAAAAGAAGTGTGAAGATTTGGCCTACTTAATTAGAACTGTCAGATTATCTAATCCATATACATATAATTCTAATCAATACAATTTATGGAATGATCAATGTCAAATTAATTTCCCATTTATTGTTTTGGTATGTAATTATATTAATAATTTTGTTGAAGCGAATGGTTATCAAAAAATATTATTTGTGACAAGAGATTGTGATTATATGAAAACTGTTTATGATGTATTATATCCATCAAAAATCGAAACAGATTATTATCATACATCCAGAGCCATCACTGGAAATCCAAATAATGACTATGTTAATTATGTGAAATCAATTGCTCCATCTAATAAAAAAATACTAATGGTCGATATGCATGGCAGTGGAAAATCACAAACTGAATTCTTCAAAAAATATATAGGATATTTGCCACATATTATTTTTATGACAAAAGTCCCAATCAAAGTCGAAAATCCAAATATTAAAGGATTGATGAATCATGAAGCAGACATATTAGAATTATTAAACATAGCCAGATATGGACAGTTGGTGGATTATATTGATGGGACATTTATTCGTGCTGATAATGAATTTGAATCACAAGAATTTGATTCAATATTTGAGGGAAGATCTGCTATTATTAAAACTATTGTCAATTACAATATTAATGACGAATTGACCAAGGTATTAAGATCATATAATGACACTAATTTAATATCTGATTTTTATCATAAATATGTGAAATCTGGATCACATATATCTAAAATGAAATCAAACCCTAATGGTGTCGCAAATTTCAAATTGACAGAATTAGCAAACAATAATAATTCAGATATTGGAAATAAGAATAGATGTGCTCATAACTATACAAAAATATATACTGGAATATTTCAATTAAAGAGATTTAATGAGAATAAAATATTGGAGATTGGTAATTTTTATGATAATAAATGCCCTGGATTGATGACATTACATGAATATTTCCCTAACAGTGAGATACATGGAATAGATATTGTGAATGACCATAAAAATAATTTTATGAATGAGAATAACAGAATAATATATCATGTTTGTGATAATTCAACTCGTGACAAAATGGAAGAATTAAGTAATAAATTACCTCAATTTGATCTAATAATTGATGATGGAACACATCTGACATCACATCAACAAATATCATTGGGCACATTTTTTAAGAAATTGAAATCGGGAGGAATATATTCAATACAGAGTCTACATTACCAACCAACAGAGGAAAAACACACCAAAACAATCGAACTGTTAAAATTAATAAAATCAGGGAAATCTTCTGATTATGAAAGTATTAATATCAATATGACAAAAGATGAATATACATACTTAATAAACAATATTAAGGATATCAAAATATTTCCGTCTCAAAAATATGGTGATGGATGTTTGGGTATTATTACAAAAAAATAAAAAAACTATAATCTGACTCTGACGATTACTGATCAAAATCCTCACACTCACACCGAGTCTTGCGCGGGACCCCATGTTCCACAATCAGGACACATATGACACTTAGGTTTAGACTTTACAAAAGGCATTTTATGTGCATTACATCCAGATTTCACCAAATATATTTGCATAAAGAGTCCTGCAAGTGGCATTATATATTGAAACTAATATATTTCGACTTTTATAAAAAATTGATATATATATATTGAAATATGATCTTAAGTGACAATAGCAAAACTAAGTAACTTTCAATATGAGTAATACATACATTCTTGCATTATATGATGGCGAAAGAGTCTTTTATGATTCAATACCCATGACAATTATTCATAAAGATGAGGCTAAAAGTGAGAAAGATTTTCTGGATAATATCATCAAAAATAACAAAATAATGGAAGCAATTATTACAAGATATCTAGAAGAATGTGGGACTGATTTTTTTGGAATTAAATTTGATCCAGATGCAGAAACAGAGGACATTATCAAATCAATCCAAAAAACTTATAAGATTGATAAACTTTATCAAAAGTTTACAGAGTCATATACTAACAAAAAAAGAGAAATCACATCATATTGCATTATTAATACAAATGATACATTATACAAAATCCTATCTACAAATGGCTCATATTTCTACGAACAAAATTCAAATGATTCAGATGAAGAAGATAATGATGAAGATAATGATGAAGATAATGATGAAGAAGAGGAAGGAAAAGGAAAGGCCAAATCTGGCGAAACTTCTAAAAAGACAAAAAAAGATTAATTATTTTATTTATAACTAAAAAAATGATAATTTAAGTTTGAGAATTATATAATTAATAAATGGCACTATCATATGGTCAACCAATAAAAATGAATGATTATTCTAAAATAAACGATTTGCCAGAAGTGATAATCATTATGATTACAGAGTATTTAAGTAGTGATGTTGAGGCAATTCAATTATTAGATATATCTGGATATCATAATACCAAAAAATATCGTTATAAAGATTATGTTAATTCGTCATATATTAATGATATAAAAGATCCATATATTGTGGAAAAATTTGTAGTTAAAAGTGCAGGATGTTTTAAATCAATACCAAAAACAGTCAAAATAATTCATTTCCAAAATGATTATGGTTTATATAATGACATAAAGTATCCAGACAAATTGGAAAAAGTTATTATTTGGTCATACAATAATACTTCATTAAAGTCATTCAATTTTCCAGACACAATTGAGGAATTAGAGATTTATCATATGTTTAATAATGATCTTAATACTTTGCCCAAAAAACTGAAAAAACTACATATCGACAGCCTATTTAATAAAAATATAAATAAACTTCCAGAATCATTAGAAGAATTAAATCTAATTGGAACAAAATTTGACCAACCAATAGAATGTCTGCCAAAATCATTAAAAAAATTATGTTTGGGTTACAGATTTAATCATGATCTCAATACTAATAACTTGCCATCATCATTAGAGTATTTGCAGGTTTATGGATTATTTGACAAAGACTTGAATGATTTGCCAAAAAATACAAAAACATTATGTATTCATTCGAAAATGAATATCAATTTATCAAAGATATCTAAATATGTTGAGACATTGATAATAAATGATAGCACAATTAGTGAGTCATTAATTATATGTGATTTACCAGAAAACATAAAACGATTAATATTAAATAGTCATTATATCGAAATAATAAATCTTCCTAATAGTTTAGAATATTTGGAATTATCATATTTAAGTATTATGGATAAATACGATATTCTAAATAATATGACTAATAAATTGAATTTGTATGTAAGAAATATTCCACAAAATAGGTATAATGATTTTAAATCAAAGTTATCTGACAAAATAGAACTATTGAATAGAAAATATTGAAAATATTAAACATAGTGATATTTATTTATTATTATAAATAAATCAAAGAACCAAAAATGATCCAATATTTGAAAAGATTGGTCGGACTTACCAATAGTATTGAATTATATGAGTATGAAAGATTAAAGATATCTGAACAAATTAGTGAAATAAATAAAAAGTATTTGGTTCAAAGAAAGACACAATTAACATTCTTAATTATAATGTACACATTGCTACTTGCTGTAACTTATATAGAATCATTTTCATCAATGCCACAAGAGAAAGACGATGACGAAATATTATATTATGCATCAAGAGTAGGAATTGGATTTATATGCATTGGAACATTGCAATGGTTGATGATAATTCTGAGCAGATATTATTGGAATGATTATAAATTGTCAAGTAGATTTATGATAAGTTCATATTTAATATCTGTAAATGCACCATTGATTATATTTTACATTCCATATGGAACAATAATAAATGAATTGGCAGTTCAGCCATTTGTATTTGGAATAATATCAGGAATTGCAATAAGTTCACTTCAACCATTGATATTGTTAATCCATAATGTCATAACATCATCAAATAGTCTGGCTAGATATTACAAAAATACTCAAGAGTTCAGAATAGTTTCGTCAATATGTTGTGCATTTTATCTACCATTTATAGTGATGTTATTTGGTGTGTTATTTCAGGTTGATGGAGTATTGAATTTCGACATGTATGAAATGAAAATGACATATAATTACAAAATAATTGGTTTGTGTGTGACATATTTAACATTAATTCTTGTTCCAACACTAATAAATAATAAATATCAGCAGATAATTTATTATTTGACATGTATTCCATTTTTGACATTGTTATATATAATTTTGGATAAATATGGAATCAATATGTTTGTGCTTTATGGTAAAGGTATTATCAATAATATATTTGTTGGAATGTTTGTGAGTGATTCATTAGTTATGAGTATTACAAGTTATTCTATAAAATACAATACAGAATCACCACATGATTTATATGATAATGATAATGCAAATGATAAAAACAACATGATACAACTTGTATCTAATCTAGGATCAAATGATAGATATAATCAATTGGACAATACACAAAGCATGGAACAATAGAAATTTTCAGATAATTTTTTATTAATTAATTCAAGCATTTCACCTGCATTTAGTTATATTAAATCTTGTCAATTAATATAATCATGAATCAAATAGCAGTCATATTGTCAGGATTACATTATAAACCAAAACATAATTCATTCTTCTTCACAAAGGACATAGATTTCAGATTACATGAGACAAATATTAAGGAAAAAATATTTAATTATTTTGGAAAAGACAAAAAGATAAATACGTTTATAGCAACAAATGACAGTCCAATTTTGGATGAATTAAAGAAAACATATGATCCGGTTAAATTGATAACAACAGATAAACCAAGAAATCCAAAATTATGTATGGCTCTCAAATCGGCAATTGATTATAGAGATGAAAACAAGATAGAATATGATATGGTTGTATTTACAAGATTTGATATTATGTATAATATAACATTTAATGAGAACAACATCAAAAAAGACAAATTAAATATTATTTCAGTATTAGAATATGATGCAGTAATTTGCGATAATTTTTATGCATTTCCTGGCAAGTTTTTGGACAAGTTTTATGAGATATATATGAATGCACATGAATTAGGAAGGAAATATTGTTCAATAGTGCAACATGGTTTGAGATATATATTTGAACAGACATTTCCAGTAAATTATGTATTAAATGAAAGAAGAGGAGTAGGTGGTTTGTCGTCTTATAAGATCAATTTCATAGAAAACAAAAAATCAAATGGAAAACAATTAATAGATAATTTTGAGAAGAAGAATTTATGTCATTACAACATTGGAAAGAATTCATATGTATTTAATGGAAATGATGGAATAATGTATTTTTCGAAAACAGTAAAGGATAAATGTCCGGGTGCATGGTTTGGATACAGATTAAAAGAGGCTGGAAAATATGAAATGTCATTTGAGATAATGACCGAATGCAAAATGAAGAGAGCATTCAATGTAGGAATTAAATTACATAATCCATCAATTGTATATGATGATTTTATGAAGGATATTAAATGTGGTGAATGGTCAAATATCAAAATAGAATTAGATGTGAAGAATAATAATGATTTATTAATATTTATTGTAGATGGATATGATGGATATTATTTTGCAAGATTTAAGAATATTATGATCAAGAAAATATAATAGTCTTAATTTATTAATATAATTGTTCATAATGACAACATCTATTAATCCAGCCAAAAAAGATGACTCTAAAACTATAGAATATTACACTATTTACAATAGTGGAATATGGAGAGAAATATACAATGGGAAATCCTATAATTACACAAATGCGTGTATATGGATAAGTATTAGAGATTTTCTTTATTATGAGTGCAATATAAAAAAAACAATCACAGAATTAAGACAAGAAGTCAAGTTTCCTGGAGGTGAAAATGATGATTTTAATTTTTTCGATCCGAATCATACACAATCATTAATATATCTTGGGAAAAAATATAAACTAGACATTCATTTATACACAAAACAAAACACAAAAGAAATTTTGGATAATAATGGTGATGTCATTCAGACACTGTTAATTAATTGGGATAATGAGAAAAAACAAATAACAAAACTAAATTTTGCTTCCGATAATTTAACAAAAGAAGATGACCGAAAACAAATTAAAACATTACATATTTTTGGAACACGTGCACATTTTGAACCTATAATTTATAAAAGATATCCATCAGAAAAACATGATGTTATATTTATGCCAAATTTTGGTGATCTATATGATCAAAAAAAAATAACTGGCAGACAAATTAGAGGTGTTGATGCTACTATTTCTATTAATGGCAATGAAATGAAACTTAGACCATTCATCGCAATATTTAACCAAAATGTCAGTTCTAGTTCTTCCGCATCAGAACTGACAAAAGAACAACCTAAATCATTAATTACACAATCACAACCTAAACAAACAGAAATTCCCCAAAATAAAATAAAGCAAGAAGTGAATGATATAGAAAAGACATTATCTTCCTATAATGCTGATAAACTCTCATTTGAAAAATCATTTCAAAAAATTGTTGCTGGGAATTATGATAACAAGACAAAACAAGTGATGGTCAAAAGTTTATTAACAAATAAATATGGAACATTTCCGAACGTCAAAATTTACCGTGAATATCTCCAAAAAAATATTGACCAAATGAAATCACAAATCGAAAAACACAAAAAAGGTACGTCAACAAAAATATTGCAACAAACACAAACTGATAGTGATAGCAATCTGCAAAAAACCATAAAGCAAAGTGAAGAGACAAAAAAAATCAAAGATTTAGCACGCAAACAGGCGGATAAGATTAATAATTTGAAATCGCAAATAGAAAATACAAATAACGACCTTGTAAAGAGTGTTGAATCATCAATTGAATTTGACAAAAAAATAATTGACCTTGACCAAAAATACGCAAATATTTTGGGCAAAAATATGACGCAAAAACAAATGAATGAAGAGATAAAGAAGATATTACCTAAAGAATATAAATCAGTGGAAGATTATGGAACTTTTTTGAAACAAAAACTAACACAGATAAATAACAATATCAGAATTTATGAAACTTCATTAGAATCACTAAGAAATGAACTTGCAAATTATGGAATACAAGCAGGTGGAAATATCAATAATTGTTTATCACAATACAAAATGAACAAACAAATGTATCTATTACTTACAAAATTATAATTATTCTTTTTTTTTACGAGTGTCTAGATCAGGATGTCTCTTATAATACCAATCATAAAAAGTGTTTGCTATTACTTTCTTTCTGGCCAATGATGTTTCAATATCACGTTTATTTTTCATTTCAGTGAATTTTCTTTTTTCATATGTTGATAAGTTATTTTTCCATTCTTCATTTTGATGGATTTTATTTTGAGCAGTGGTCATTGTTTTGTAATAAAGAAATATATTCTTGTTATCTTTCAATTTGACCATAAATGATGAACCTGCATTTGTTTTAATTTTAATTCTGTAGATGTGACCAAGATTATCTTTGTCCTCAGTAATATCATCTATTTTTCCACCTTCAACAACATATGGAGGTGATTTATCTTCAGGCAATTTAATATACTTAATATAATAACCAACTTTTAGATTGTCCATTGTAGCATCTTTCAGATCAATAAATGTATAATTGTTCAATCTAGAGGCAATGTTTTCTTTTTTTTCAAGGCGTTTACGTTTTTGAGTAGCCATATTATAATTAGATATCACATATATTTTATAAAAATTGAATTAATCACGATTAAGAATAAATGAAATATTTAATAATACAACTAAATATAATATCATGGATCAAAAACAAGAAAATGGAACTATTCAAAAGAAAGGTTTAAAAAGAAACACAATCGATAAATATTATACTAAAAATAATGTTGTTGACGAAATAATCAAAGATGTAAAAAAATATATCATGATCAATGATAATGATTTAGTCATTGAACCAAGTGCAGGTAATGGATCATTTATTAATAGTATAAAAAAAATATCAAAAAACCATGTGTTTTATGATATTGAACCAGAACATAAAGAAGTTGTCAAATGTGATTTTTTGAATTTTGAAGAATCAGAACTAAAAGATCATTATGAAAAAATTCATATCATAGGAAATCCACCATTTGGAAGACAAGCATCATTGGCCATCAAATTTATTAAGAAATGCTGTGAGTTCGCTCAAAGTATTTCATTCATATTGCCAAAAAGTTTCAAAAAGGATAGTATGAAAAAACATTTTGCAACTGATTATCATATGGAATTTGAAAAAGATCTTCCTGATAATTCTTTTTTGGTCAACAATAATGAATGTAATGTGCCATGTGTTTTCCAAATATGGATCAAAAAGAATAAAAAAAGAAAAGTTCCTAAAATTATTGGACCTAATTATTTTAAGTTTGTTAAAAAGGAAGATAATCCTGATATTTCTTTTAGGAGAGTTGGAGTAAATGCAGGAACAATTTCAAAAGATATTGATGATAAAAGTTCACAATCACATTATTTCATAAAATTTTTAAATGATAAATCAATTGATGACAATATCAAATCACTCAAAAAAATCAAATTTGATTTTGACAACACGGTTGGACCTAGATCAGTGTCCAAACCTGAACTCATCAGAGAATTTAATAAGTACATCTCATAGTCTATTTATGAGCAAAATATTCATTAATTATTTTTTCCGAATTATTGAGATAACAAAGAGTGTTATTTGAAAATCCAACTTCAAATAGTTTATAAGCTTTATTTTTGTCGTTTTTAAATATTATTTCACTACATACTACACACAATAATTTTGTGTTGTCTGAATTTATTCTGTTGTCAATTAAATACTTATAGCCTCTATTTATTTGTTGTCCACCACTCCATAAATCTATTTGGTTCATCCCGATTAATGTTTTCTTTGTACTTATTTCTGTTATATACCAATCAGGAATTTCTGTTGTCTCAACATATGGACATTTCTTTTCAAATTCCACTTCAAAAATGTCCTTGTCAAGATTTAATTTTTCAATTGTATTCTTCACTATTTTATTAAATTCGATTCCTCTACAAACACCCTTAGTTCCAGGTGGAACAAGTTCATATAGGTATTCATTAATTATTGCATTTATTTTAGAACTATCAATATTGTTGTCGATTAAAATTTTTTCCAATTTGTTTATTTCATTCTTCACAGATTTACATTTTTTATATTCATCTATTAGTGATTCATCATCTAACATATTTATTGTTTTCTTGCAACACTCTTTATTTATTCTCATATTTATATTATCTAATGTCATTTGCTGTCCTGTTGAACATGAAGAAATATTTTTGGTTATTTTGTTTTTTGATATCTCGTTACATATATTCTTTATTTTACGGTTTTTTGGTTTAGATTGAAGACACAATCCAATATCTTTTATGATTTTCAATCTTTTTGGCATTGATATGATTGATATAATTTTGTTATTTGCATTTATGTCAGTACAAGAATACTTTTCAATTTTAACTATTGGCAAAGACCATAATAAGAATGTTTATGATAGATCATCTAATGTTATGAGTAGTTATGAGTAGTTAATGATAAGTTGTCTAATGTTATGAATAGTTAATGATAAGTCATCTAATATTTATGATAAGTCATCCAATCTTATGAGTAGTTAATGATAAGTTGTTCAATAAAAAGACATCTATGAGTTTTCTGAAATGATTTGAGATTAGTTAATAATCAATAACTAATAATTGAATCTACAGGATATGATTTTTGTTTAACAAAATATGTGCCAGATTTAGAGTTAGATTTAAGTGTCCAATTCAATATATTTTCATTATTCATAAATACCATTGTTGGATTATTTTTGACATTTGCAAATCTAATACAATAGAATTTCATTGAGTTATTTATAGTGACAATTCTGTATGATGCACTTGAATTATTTCTAAATATTGCAACAAGATCTTTAACTGTGTCATCACCTATCATAATATCAGAAACTGATATGTTCTTGAATTCTGAATTCAATTCAGTCAAGTTTGTTCTCAATACAGGATTATTGTTTGCATCATAATTGTATATATTAAGATTCTTGAGATCAATCACAATATTCTCTTTTATAGTGCCATTGTTCACAACAAATCCTATCATTGTAACAAAATTCTTTTTACCAGCCATAAAATTATCAGGATGTGTATCCATTTTGATATTTATGACTAATCCAGATGAATCATAATTGACATTTTTATAAATAAGATAATGTGACACTAAATTAAATGGTATTCTCGCTCTGCCATTAATACAATCTACAATGCCATCACCAATGATTCTGAAATTACCATCGGTTTGATTGGATTCATTTTTGTTTTTGACAGGATTATCAAATATTGTAGTAAGTTTGATCAATTCAAGAAGAGATACTGTTTCATATAGTCTGTAACGTTCAACATATTCATTATTTGCCGAACCTTTAACAACAACTCTTTCATAATCAAAAAGTTTTTTTCTTGTGTTGAATTTGGTTTGGAATAGATACAATTTTAACGTATTCTTTTTTCTATTAGAAACGATATCATTTTTTCTGAATAAATATTTACATATGACCTTAAATTTTCCATTTTCATCAACTGTAATTTTTGAATGATTATAATTAGTCAATAAGTTATTTATTGCTGAATAGAATGAATCTCTAATAGATGAATTGTCAAACACGAAATGTCTTTCAAACAAATAGTCTTTATCATTGAGTATATTGTATTTACTAAGATCAAATTCTACATATTCACCATCATCATCAATTTTAATGATATTATTTTTAGGTTGTGGTGGTGTTTTGATAACTAATTTGGAATACTTATCATAATCAACAATGTTATTCACATTTGATATTTGTAAACCAATTACTGCATCATTATAATCAAGATCACCACCACCATTTGCAACAGAATCTTCAAAAGCAACTAATAACATCTCATCACCAGACTCTGAATATCCTTTGACATAAACTGAATATATTTTATTATCGACAATATCATAACCTGTATTTTTGTATTTTTGTGCAAAATCCACTGTTGAGTACAATATATATTTTTCTGCCAATTGACTATTCATTATGTTTGCATACCATCCATGAGCTACTAAATAGAATCCCACATACACATCTTTGAAATTGCCATTAGGAAGATTACCTCTTAATCTTCTTGTATCACCAACTTGTAATGTGGTATTGTCATTTTTGATTGATTTTACATATGGAAAAATAATTGTTGGTTTGTAATGATAAGTTTGTTTTTCATCTTCATCTGAATCATCTAATATTTTTTTGTCACCATTTTCATCTATTGTATACAAATAATAACCAATCATATTTTTCATTGACGCACCATCATGAATAAACACAACATCAATTGTTGTTTCGTCTGTGACTTGGATATCTCTTAAACTGTCAGTATTCAAGACTTGTGGATAATCATAAACAAATGTTTTTCCAATGTTGATTCTTTCACCAAGTGATTTACCAACAATATTCAAAAAAAATCATCAACAGCACTAACCTTTTGAATATTGTTTAATGGTTTTCCTGTTGTTAAATTGAAATCTTGTTCTGTGATTGTTTTTTTAAGTGTGTCAGTTAAGTAGTACATATTAGTGTAACTTATTTTATCTATATATTTTGATTGAGGATGCATATTATAGCTAATATTAATAATATTAACGATTGGTAGGTGGAAGTGTCAGTTATTTAATTATTCTAAAATATGGCAAATAAATCATGTCCAATAAATTTTATTTGATAACATGACAATACATTTATGTGGAATATTTTTGCATATTTCTTATTGCATTTCTTATAATAAGGATGTTTATGATATTTTAAACATCTGCACATTTCAAAAATACATTATGGTCACACAAGAAAGACTTGTACCACCAACAATTAATGACAATGAATATATATATATTATACCAACTCGTTACAAGAATTTTTATGTATCTTCAAGGACTTCAAGTTCCAATGAGGAAAGAAAATTAAAGATCATAAAAACAGTTTGATTTAGTAAGTAAATGTTATGCAGGATGATTTATAGATTTATTAGTGAAAATAGATGGGTTGATTCATAAAATACACTCTTTACACCATTGAAGATTTAAAATGAGACAAATTTTTAATATATAAATAATTATATATTAAATGTCAAAACATAAGAGTGAAGATTATAAAATATCAGCAGTTAAATATTATCTTAATAATAATGTTAGTTTAGTGGTAATATCTTATGCCACGGGCTTTTAACTTGTAAAAAGTGTTCAGGTGTATGGAATAGAGATGTTAATAGTGCTACTAATATATATAGAATTGCTAAAAATGCAATCAATGGATTAGAACGACCAAAATATTTATGTAGGGAAAAGAAAGATGAAAATATTAAAGTAGTAAAACCCAAAAAAGATAAAGTTAAAAAGGTCGTTCATAAAAAAGTCAATAAATCAGTTAAGGTTGTCGCCTTAACAAAACCATAATTTACACGCTCTGCAACGGGCAAACCTTGAAGTTTTATTTTTTGACATTTTTTGTCTCATTTTAAATCTTCAAGGGTGTAAAGAAGAGGATTATCGAAGATATGAAACAACAGCCAAATGAAGAGAAACATCAAGTCGGATTTGCAAAACATCAAGTCGAGATAATAAAACAACAAATAGAAATTGACAATCTAAAAATCAAATAAAGAAGTATGCAAAAAAATAATTAGCTATTTATCATATTACACCTTTTTCACTAAAAAATGGGACACTAAAAGCTATTCCTAAGATTTTTTATTTATATAATCATTTGCTTGTGTAAATAAATAATTAAAATAATTTCCTAAATGTTCAGTTGTTATTTTATACTTAATAATATTATCAATAGTTGATTTTAATTCTTCAAAGTTATCAGGACTTTTATTTTTAACATGACTTTTTAACTGACTAAACAAATTTTCTATGGGATTACAAGCTGGATTATATGCTAAGCTATATATTATTTTATTTTTAGATTTAACTATATTATCTACTACATCTTTTGATTTATGAAATCTTGCATTATCTAATATTATCAAATTGTTTTCATATTTATTTTTTATAAAATCATTGTAGAATTGTGTAAATTTAATGTTATCTATCCCACCTTTATCTTTTTCATATAATTTATATCCTATAATTTTACCATATTTTATAGCACATATAAAATTAAATTTAACAAAAGGATATTTATGAACAGTCTTATAACATTTTTTACCCTTTTCACATCTTCCATTATGTTTAATCATATTCAAATAAAATCCCGTCTCATCTATTGATATAATATTTTGTTTTCCAACCTTGATAATTTCTTTATAAAATTTTATTTTATCTTCTTTCAATGTTGCTAATTTCTTTTGTGGATAATATTTAAATCGTAATTGCTTATGTGTTAATTTTAATGTATATTTAATTATATAATATAAATAAGATGTAGATATATTTACAACATATTTTTTAATAATCTTTTTTTTTATTTTTGATAATGTTATTGCTGGATTTCTTATAATTAACTTGGTGATATATTTTAGTATTGATTTAGTTATAATACTTTCACGTTCTTTATTTTCTTTTCTATCAACATTACCAAATTCAAGATATCTTTCTATCCATCGTTGTAATGTTGATTTCTTACAATCTAATAATTCTGATACTTTTCTAATACTATTCAATTTTAAATATAATTTAACTGCTGATAATTTAAAATCAGATGAATGATGTTTATTCATAATATAATTATGAATAGATATCTATTATTTTAAATTATTTTATTGATTTATTAAAGAAAAAGTATGTTTATGTTTTTCTGTATTATTATGTATTTCAATTGAATCTTTTGAAAATGTTCCATAATCACAATATTTACAATAAAAAGTAAATTGTTTACTTCGTTCTTCTTTAGTTGAATGTTTATTTAATTTATGAATTTTTAAGGTAGTTATATTTTTTGTTGTATAATCACAACTTTCACATTTATATGGTTCTTTAAAATCACTTCTCTTTTTACGTTGTCCAGTTATATGTAATTCTGTTGTTATATGTGCTTCCCATCTTGCTTTAGTATTACATTTAAAATGGCATTTTTCACAATTATATTTATAGTTGCTATGCTGATTTTTATTTTGTATTTCTTCAATAGACATTATTTTAGTTTCCATTAATAATATAATATATATATTATTTTTTTAAGATATTTAATATTAAAATAAAATATATAGAATTTTATTATTTAAAAATAATTTAATAATTAATTTTTTTATTAAAAAATAAAGTATTTAAAAATATATTTTCTAAGTATAATATATATGAAAGTTAAACCTCCAGATAAATTAATTACGGTTAAATGTCCGTTTAAGAATATCATTAAAAAGGATGAATACACGCCTATTTTATTTGATGTTTGTTTTAGAACTCATAAATTAGTTATTCAAGTTTATCAATTTCTAAGATTATGGATTTTAGATAAATATCACAACGATAAAGAGATTCCTTTAATTTCTTTTGATGTTCTAAAAATGGCTTTTTGTGCATTATGTTCTAATGATAAAGGTGGTAATAAACCACAAGGCGATAACGCTAAATTATTAGAAGAATTTAATACTTTTTATGATAAGCATTATAAGAAATTAAATTATAAAGAAAAAGTAAATGGTTCTTATTTATCACAAATTATTAATTCTATGTGTGTTGATATGTTAACTAATATTGAAAATAATGTTAAATTAAATTTTTTCAAATATGTCAATAGGTTTGTTAATTCAACATACAAAAAAGTTAATAATGAATTAGTTGAAAAAGCTGAGAAAGGAAAGAAAACAGAATTACGAAAGCAATTGAATAAAGAAATTTATGAAGTTAAACAAGATTTAATCAATAATACGTTATTATCAAATGAAAAATATCATACATGGATTAATAAACATAGAAATAATATTTTTCCTATTAATTTTGTAAACTCATATGAATTTGATGTTGAAAATAATCCACAAAAATATATTAAATCTATGATTTATATGTGTTTACAAATTGAAGAATTAGGCACTAAATCATTTCAATTCTTTCCATTGAGAACAGATATCAGTCCAAAATATATTCCTATAGATACGAAAAGCATCATAGAAATCTTTGTTAAAGAAAATAAGAAAGAATTATTAGATGATATAGAAGGAAATAAAGAAAAATTATGGAATATGTTTTTTAAGTTAGATAATACAGTATTCAAACAATCTAATTATATTTTTGATTATAAAATTTATACTGATTGTTATGCTGTATCAATTCAAATGTTATATTCTGATAATGTTGATAGTGAAAAATTAAAGAAACTCAATAAAAAGAATAAGAATAAAGCTAACAAAGAAAAAACTAAAAATATGACAAAAGAACAGAAAGCACAATTTAAAATAGATGAAAAAGCAAAACAAAAAAAGGAACAAGACCAATTTAAATTAAAACTTAAGGAACAAAAAGATAAGAATAAAGAAGCATTTAAGAAATTACCAAAAGAAGAAAAACAAAAGATTATGGCACAACGAAAGAAAGAAAAAGAAGAACAAAAAATTATGAATGGTTTAGAATTTCCTTATTTAGAAGATTTAGATGATACTAAATTAGAACAAATTAAAAATTCTAATTGGTGTGTTGTTGACCCTGGAAAGAAAACATTGATGTATATTAAAGGTAAAGATGGTAAAACTTTTAGATATACTAATAGAAAACACGTAAGTTTAACTAAAAGATTAAAATACCAAAGGCTTATTAAAAATTATAAGGATAAAAACAATATTTCAAAGATTGAAAATAAATTATCTGAATATAGTTCTAAAACTTGTAAATTTAAAGATTTCAAAAACTTTATTAAATATAAGAATATGATAAATGAAAAACTATTTGATAAATATAATAATGAAATTTTTAGAAAATATAAGTGGTATGGATTTTTAAATAGAAAGAAAACAGAAACAAAAATTATACGTGAAATTAAAAAGAATTTTGGAAGAGATTCAATTATTCTTTTTGGAGATTGGTCAATGAAAGGTAATTGTAACAAAGGAAACATATCAACTCCAAATATAGGACTTAAACGAAAATTAGGAAAACAAATGACGGTTTATAATTTAGATGAATTCAAAACATCTAAACTAAATTACAAAACAGAAGAAGAATGTGATAACTTATATCTACCCGATAGAAATAATATCACACGTAAATTACATTCAGTTTTAACATATAAAATGGAAAACGCCCAAATTGGATGTATGAACCGTGATAAGAATGCCGTAAATAATATGATAAAGATTGTTGAATATTATTTTGAGCATAAAAAACGACCTGAAAAATATTCTAGGTCAGACCTAACAAAAGATAGTAACCCAAAAAAGCCCAAAAAGGACAATAAGAAAAAGGGCGGGTCAAGTTCTATCAAGCCTGCATAAGGTGCAATTATATTTTTTTCATTAAAAAAGTGTCCCATTTTTTAGTGAAAAAGGTGTAATAAAAATTGTCTATATAAAATAGTTTATCCCATTATATATATAGTATGACTGAGCAAATTGACACTGCAAAATTAAGTCCGCAAGAAAAACTGAAAAATTTATTTCTTTATCCCAAAATTGTATTTACTAAAAATGATATCAGTGTGATAGCAAACATTTTTAATGATATAACAATGAAAAATTATCATTTTACTAAAAATAATTTATGGGAACTGAGAAAAAATTCAAAATTAGGGGATCATTGGACATTATATTTTACAAAAGATAATGCAGGAACCATAAATAGTGTCCGTTTTTTCTATATAAAAAACAATAACGCAATTAATGGGAGAAGCATATTTATAAGTTATGAGAATGATATAGGTTTATTTACATATGATAACAAAAAATATGGTTTCTCCGAACTAATCGATTTTTTATGTGGGAAATACGGTCTTGAAAAAAAATTAAATTCAGATGTTATTGAAATTATTTTGGCACAAAAATTTAATAGTTCGAAAAATGGTGACAAAGAGGAAAAAAATAACGATATTAAAGAACAAGTAAGTAAAATTATTAAAGAAAAAATAGATGAATTATCTCTGGTTGAAAAATTAAGATTATTGGAAACAATTAACATATTATCCAAATTGTTTGATAACGTAAGTGAAATTAAAATAAAATATTTACACACACACATGATTTCATTATTATTTAATATTGCTAATAGATTTTATGATTTTCAAGACAATGGAATATTAAAAAGCAATAAAAATATGAACAAAGGAGATTGGACATTGGTTTTTAGGGGAAATTCCAATGATTTTTATGTCATATTTTGCAATAATTCTGGCAATTGTGGGAACGGAAGTTTGGCGATTAGTAATCGAAATAAAGATAGGAGTATAGATGATCGAAATGAAATTTTGAAATATAAATTTAAAGATGTTGACTATCCATTTGAAAAATTAATCGTAGTTTTGTGTGATAGATATGATATAAATAAAAAATTTAATCATATATTTACAGAAATATTGAACACTGGAGAAAATATGTTATCTAAATTTATAGAGGATGAAGAGAAAAAAATAAAAAATATTATTGATAGTGAGAATTACACAGATGAGGAAACAGAAAAATATTTAAGTAATATATATGATAGTGCATTTAGTGACAATAATAAATATGGACTAAATATGGTTGGTATGTTATTAAGAAATGAAAAATTTATAAAGTTTATGTTTAACTGGGTTTATAATAAACCTATAGCTAGATATTTTTATGCAAAAATGGATGATATACATGGAAATTTTGCTTATGGTATTCCAATATTTTATGACCAAATGCAAAGATTATTTTATGAATTTTTGACAAATTTCAAAATTAGGAAATATGGAATTGAAACATTGGAAATTTTATTAAATAAAGAAGAATTCAGAAAACTTTATAAAAGTTCAATAGATAAATTTGTTTCTGCTAACAGAAACCAGATCAGAGATGCAAAAGAAATCGATAATAATATAATAGAGAAGATACAATATGAAGTATATGAACTACGAAAAAATAAAGAAAAAATAAGTGAAATTTTAATGAGTGAAGAAATAAAAGACGAAACAAATTTGCCTACAGATGTATTAAATTATATCGGAAATACATATATTAAAGGTGATACAAATATTATGAAAAAAGAAGAGCAAAAAAATCAAACAGGAGGTTATTTAAATAAATATATAAAATATAAATTGAAATATCTATCTGCAAAAAATAAAAATCATAATATTCAATATCAAATATAATTAACTATTTACCATATCAATAATGGTCATTGATATGATATTAATGATATTAATAAATCCACATTGTATTTTGGCTTCATTGATTATTCTAATCAATGAAGCTTTTGAATTAAGTCTTTAGACTTAATTCAAAAGCGAATCAACAATGTGGATTTATTAATATGTTCGTATTTTCAATAAAATTTATATTTAAGGATAAATAATGACTATCATAATAAGTATACAATATGGAGAATTCATTTACTAAAATAAGCGATCTAGGAAATATATTTAAGAAAAATGATAAGAAATTTCCAAAAGAACAAAAAACTATTTCTTTAGAAAACATATCCAAAATAAACATCAATTATGATGATATTGGCAACACTAAAGAAGAAAAAATTCCAATTCCAAAAAAGAACTTATTCAATAATACCATTGCACCTATTATGAAAGAAAAGTGCAATTGTGCTTTTGAATCCGATACTGGATATTTGATTTACTCTGAATCAAATGATAAAAAAGTAATTAGTATTAGCAATTATTTGTCAGACACCAAAATTAAATCCGATATTAAATCAGGTAAATGCAGAATTGTTTGCAAAAAGGGATTTGACTTGATTGGATATGACATGTCATCGCAAAATAAAAAATCACATTTCAAACATGAACCGATCAAACTAAATGATATTGACAATTTATGGCATAAATCATGGCAGGAATTATTCGATAACACAGAAGTTAAAATAGGTTCTAGACGTGCAGATATTGTTATTGATAAAATAGTTTTAGAATTACAACATAGTGAAATTTCACAAAACGAAGTAAATAACAGAATTAATGATTATAAAAGTAGCGGTTATGTTTGTCATTGGCTAGTTGATGGTAATAATGGAATTAATGTTGTATCTTATGGCAATATTCATTATATAACTTTCATAAATGGTCATTGGAGATATGAAAGTTATATAGATTGCAATTTTATATTTGTTGAACACAATAAACTAATATATAAATTGAAACCAAGCAAAGTAAAAGGAAATATGACAGTTATTATTGAATCTTTTACAAAAGATGATTTTATTAAATATTTAGAAATAAACAACAAAATGTTAATTGATGATGCAAAACATCTTGATGAAACAATATATCTGAATCAACTTGGTGCAGGATGTGGTAAAACATATGAAAGTATTCAATTGATCCAAAAAGATACAAGATTTTCTGAAAAAGACAAATTTATTTATTTGACTAAACTCAATTCTGCTAAACATGTCATATTGACAGAACTTGAAAGTCAAGTTAAAAGAGGTGATCTTACATGTATTGATAAATCTGATCTTGAAAATATTGCCAAAGGAAAACAATATAAATTGGATTATTTTGACCAAAAATACAAAAGAAATAGGCAAATATTAATTGGAACTGTTGATTCATTTACATATGCTTTAGGTGATAAGAATGTTAATGGAAATGATTATTTTTTGGATATCGTCAAGTCAATAAAGACCAAAAAATATGATTATGATCTGAAATACAAAAAAATGACACTCGATAAAAAATGTTTAATAATCATTGATGAAGCTCAAGATTTAGGTCCAGAATATATTG